ATGAGAACTTGCAATATTTGCAATCAATCCTTTCCTGATACTGAATTTCCATCTGCTGGAATAAAAAAAGGTAAAAGATACAGACGTAGACAATGCTCTAAATGTTACGGTAAAAAGAAAAGACACCGTAGATACGTCAATCAAAGATGGCTTAGAGAACTAAAAGAAACAATGGCTTGTGAGTCCTGTGGATACTCTAAAGAAACACATCCAAAGTTTTGCACTCAAGCTCTTGAGTTTCACCATTTTGAAAAGAATAAAGATTTTGAAGTAAGTAATGGCGTACACAGAGGAATGGCCGTAAAGAAAATACAAAAAGAAATAGAGAAGTGTAAAGTGCTATGCTCTAGATGTCACGTTGAAGAACATTACTCATCGTGATCAATCAACTCATCTAAAATTTTAATTAGATTCTTACAAGACTTGTTTACCTCGTCTTGTTTTTTATCCATTAAACTTTCATAAATTTCATCAGTAGTATCGTTAAGCAACTTAGTAATGAAGTTAACGTATGTAGTGTGGTGTTTCATTGTTTTAAATCTTCTGAGTATAAAAACTCATCTCCTAATTTCTTATCTATTGTCTTAATAGTTCTATATATTTCTATACTTCTTTTTTTAACTTCCTCTTTTTCTGCCTTTGTAGAATCTATCCCTAAGTGAGCATACAAACTACAGTCAATCTCCAACAACTTATCTATCTTATCCTTATCAGTCCAAGTCTTGAACTTTAAAATATTTTCTATGTCTTCAAATTTATACCTCATAATAAGCTTTATTTTTTTTCTCGTACCTATAATAAGCCTCCAATTCATTGGGACTTAAACTAGCCCAATTATACATTTCGTTTTTGTACATCTTTTCTTTTAACACTTCTTCAAAATTGTTTCTTTTCCTATCCACTACATCATCCCACAACTTTAAGTACTGAATATACTTATTTTTTTTCTTTGTAGGCTCGTAATTAGAAACTACTTTTTGGTAATTTAATTCTAATTTATCTGCTACCTCTGGCAATGTGTAACCAGACATTATTAATTGATTTACTAATTCGTTGTCAAATTTCATTTAAATTTAATTTTAAATTGATTAAGTCTAAGTATTCATCACTATCTATTTCCCTAATATCAGTGAATGAATATAAATTCTTATGTAGCTTAACACAATCCACTGAAAAAAAAATAGCATTTGGTTTGTGTATCACCCCACCATAAGTAGTGGTCTTGTTAGGGTCAAGGTTGTCTAGCTTATTATTAATTAATTTAGCAATAGCCATAGACTCTACCATAGAAAAGCTCTCTTGTAGCTTGTCAATGAAACCCTCGTCAACATCAAATATTTTATCCTCTATATACTTCTGTTTCAAAACCGTAGCCATTTAACTCTTTTAATCTATATTCTTGTAATTTAGATAACTTTCCTTTTTCTGTTTTAATCTCTGAAAATAAAACATTAGAGTCTTTTGGTATAGCAATTAAATCAGGTATGCCATTTTTATTAGTCTTAATTAGTTTAAGAACATAATACCCTTCTGCCTCAAGTTGCTTTATTCTCTTTGATTGTATTGCGCTTTCTTTCACGATATAACATTCTAACCTTAGAACCCAATCTAAAATCATTTGGGTGTTTCTTAACTAATAATTCAAGTTGCTTGTCAAGGTTCATTGTTATAAATTTAGTGAATTATATTTATTTAGTTCGTAAAAATATTTAGTAATTTTCTTGTTATTGTCGAATTCTGTTCTATAAGGAGCAAACTTCGGAACAATTTCAGAAGTAATAATCTCCGACTTTAAATCATTTAGATCATACATATAAATACCCGAAGAGTCTTTAACCAAGTAAAAAGGATTCTTATTTATGGCTTCACCAACCATTAATAAATTATAAAACTTATCTACTTGTATATAGTGAGTATCATAAACAACATCCCTAACTTTAATTTCTATTATAGAGATGTCGTTGTATGCATCAAACACTTGATATTCATTCTCAGTTGGTTTTAACCCCCTATTGTAGTTTTTATTCAACTCTTTAATTAATTCAAGCTCTTTGTTTTTCATTTCCACTGGTTTCTACCAACTAACATTCCAATAATGCCATAGTTAGCTATATCAATAAATGTATCTTCTTGACTCTCACCAGGAACATAAGCCTTGCCATTTTTAATTAAGTTCTTTAACCTGCTTATCTTATCAGTTAATCTAATTGATAAACCTGTTAAAGCAAACTTTTTATCTTCTGACTTTTTCAAATCACCCCCCAAGGCAATATTATTTAGTCCGTAATCCATTTGCTTTCTCGCAAACAACTCATACATCTCTTGCTGTATGTCTTTGAACTCCTTAGATAACTCAGGATATTCTTTTTCAAACGTTTCTATTTCTGTCATTTTTATATTTGTTTATTGGTATTTTATATTTATTATCTATTTTTAGTAAATCTATTATTTGATGACAAGCCTTTGTGCTTTTAATGTAATATTCTTTTTTTGATAATTCAGGATTATTTATTTTATGCATTTCATCAACCCTGCAAACATCTGGCCTATTATCATATATAGAGCATTGGTTTTCTTCGTCTAAATGAATACATCCTCCATCGCCTCTGTCTGGTAAATAACCTGACTTACCAGCAATCATACAACAAGCTCCGCATCCTGAACATAAAAACTCTGTCATTTTGTTTTGTTTTTGTAACTTAAGTAAGCTCCTTCAATATTAAATCCACTACCACACTTAGTACAGTCTCCTTGGAAGTAGTTAACATACTCTTCTCTTGGTATGCAATACCAGTTATTATTATAAGGGTTGAAATGATATATTAAGTTAAATTGCTGCATCCTTTTTGTAAGTTTTCAATAGCAGTTCTCCAATTGTTCCCTTATCCCAAGGTTTTGTTTCTCCTGTTTTTCTACTTATATCGGAATGAGCAAAACTCCACAATTCATAATTGTGTTCACGAATGTACTCTTCAAACATTCTATGACGTTCAGCGCTTTCTTTCCTCCATCTTAATTTATCTTGGATAAACTCGTATTCTGATTTTTTAATATATGGCATAATCTCTTTTAAAATGTCTTAGCGTGTAATCTTTCTTTCCATTAACGGCTTTGTATATCATCTTCTCAATACCTTTCTCAGAAAATATCCAATAAATATTATTATGCATTCTCTCTTTAGTAGTCATACGATCACGACTCTGCCAATAACTAGTAGCACTAAAGTCAATATTGTAATAAACCAAGAAGTCTGCTTTTCTTAATGATATTCCCTCTCTACCACTCACAATCTGTAGAGCAATGTTCTTATCTGTGCTGTCAAACTCCTCAAGTGTAGTACATAAACTATCACCAAACACTTCCCTTAATGCTATTAACTCAGCTTGAAACTTATAAAATATACCTATCTTCTGACCATCAAACTTTTCCTTAATAAAATTAGCCTTACTTAAGTCAAGCACAACTCTTTTTCCACTCTCGAACTTCACCGTTCCACTATACATCTGATGCATCTTAGTCATTAGCTTAACAGCAGTATCGCCAAGTATATACTCTCCATCTATCTCATAAACTAAATCTTTTCTAAGTACACTAATCATATCCGTAACCTTTTGACTAATAGGAACCAATAACACCTTCTCATTAATAGTAGACTTAAAACCAGCCTCCTTTTGACTATATGAAATAGTATAAGGCTTCATCTCTTCTATAATCTCAGTAAGCCCATTGCTATAGTCATTTATGTTATATCCATTGATTTTTTTCTGCACTACCCTTACATACTCCCCAGCAAACTTATAAAAGCTTCTGTGTTTACTAAAAGGATTTCCAGGCACACCATACACCTGGTGATACATTTGAGAAAAACTCTCCGGAGTAGGAGTCCCTGACATTAAAATGACATATGGTTGATGGTCTTGTATTAATTCTTTTACAGTCTTAGCTCTTTTGCTAGGCTTTGGAAAAGCTCCCATTGAATGAGCTTCGTCACAAATAATGACATCCCACTTTATGTCCGGTATCTTGTGAATGCTTTCATAATTAATAGTAAACATTGTAAAATTAACAGGACACATTTTATCATAATCACTAGAGATAGAGCTTATAGCTTTTTTCTTAGTGATGAATAATACGTTTTCAACTTTTAACTTTTCACATATACCCAAAGAAGTTAAGGTTTTGCCTGTTCTAACCTCCATAGATAAGTAAAGTAGCTTTTTGTTTTTAAGCACTTTTAAACCCTTTTCAATGATATTTAACTGATAATCTCTAAATTTCATAGCAATTTTTGTATTTTAACACATTTCTCATAATCTTCAATGTCTGTAAAATATTCCAACATTAATTCAATCATCTCCTTATCATCAGGATATAACGGATCGTGAGCAAATAATATATCTACATTAACCACACCTAATTCCATTTCCTCTAAAACTTCCTCTATTCCCATACCGTCAACCACCATTTTGTAAGTATTAGTAAAAGCAATATGTAATCTTTGTGGATCTAACTGTATCATATGCTTAATGTTCCATTGGTTTCTAACTCGTGCTTGCTCCTCATTCTAATCCATTTACCAGACCTGTCTTTTCCTTCCTCAGGATTAACTCCAGTTTTAAACATAGCATAAGAACTTAACCATTGATAAAACTTAGTTCTAGATACAGTCATCTTAGCTTTAGGAGCAAAATCAGGATTCTCAGAAATAAAATCCATATATAACTCTTGTTTATATATTTTAAAACCATTTTCAAAATCTTCACTTGGGCTCTTTCCATCTAATAAACCACACCATTCAATAAATTCGTGACAAGTCTCAGCAGATAATTGACGTATTTTAAGATTCACAAAAGAACTCTTCACCAAACCTTTGTTCATATAATATTGTAAACAGTATATCATATAGTTGTCAAACTTACACCACTCATTACTGGACCAATCTCCAAACATTAACTTACCAAACTCATCATATGGAGTAAATGACTTGTTGTAATACTGATTAAGTTCTAACTCCCACTTTCTTCTTTCAAATGAATTACCCTTTCCTTTAATAGCGTAATTAGTAGTAATAGCAACCTTTGGTGATTTAGAAAAAGGTATCTTAATAGCATCTTTGTTTTTCTTCTCTAAAGTCAATCCTTCTGTAATCACACTAAACAACCTTTCAAAGTCAAAGTGTTTTCTAACATCATCAAAGCAAAGTATCTGCGTATCTGCTGAAACCAACTGATAAGCAAATGACTTTTGAAAATCAAAACCCTTACCATCAATAACCACTAATTTTTTCATATGCTGTAACGCATTCATAAATAAACCCTTTCCTGTTCCACCTTCTGGATTATCACTAATCACCTCGTCATTTAATATTACTGCTGGGCAGTAAGATAAATTCTTATATCCGTGCATCAAATATCCTATCGTACTCTCAGTAGATTGTATTCTCTTTTCATCATTAGCACAAATGTTAGAAACAAATTTCTTGTAATCACACTCAATAGAATCACAATCCTTAAAGTCCCTATCAATTACGTGGTCTTTCCAAACATAACCACCTAAATCAATGTAATCAATAGGCGTTACAGTATCATTAGTAATTTTAACTGCACAATTTTTGTAATATATATACGACTCATTCTTAGTGTCTTCAATAAAAAACACCTCAATAGAATCTAAAAGAGTTAAAAACTCCTCTCTGAAATACTTAGTATGTTCTGCAAAGTAATTATACACCTCTATGTCATCTACAGTTAATAAATGAGTTAGTATAAAGTCTTTTAATTCCTTTTCAGATGCGTGATCAATTAAGTTATTAGTAACCTTAACAAACACATAATTCTTACTCCCTTGTGGATTGTACTTGTAAAAACCATTATCTTCCAAAAACATTTTAAACTTTAAGTGAAATATCTTAATGACACCCTTCTTGCTTTTAGTCCAAAACTTATTATCAAATCCCTCTTCCTGTATTTTATCTATCACACCATCCAACACATCTTCATCTATTTCATCAAAGTACTTTTTAATATCTGTTTTAGACTTACCCTTTAATACATTTGACTTAATCTGGTTTATCTTCTCAGAATCCTCATAAACTCTTGTTCCAAAATTAGATAAGTTGGAATAAGCAGAGTCAATAGTTTTTTTAATCTCGTTTATGGTAAAGTCTTGTGACTGAAACCCATTCAATACATACTCAGCAAGAGGCTTCTCAATTCCAAAGTCATTAAATGATGACGCCAATATAAAAGCATTTTGATTTCTTTGACCTTCATTCATTGGGTATTTTTTCTCCCACCACTTTACCATAATATCCACTATCTTAGTTTGATCCGTAATAGGGATTGTGACTTCTTTATTCTCCATAACTATTGGAGTATCTATAATTTTATCCCAAACTATAGATTCATCATTGATGTGAATTAAAGGATCGTAACTCTCGTAGCATACTCTTGATATATTTTTAGAAGTGCTGTCAAAAAATTCACAATCAAAATATTGCTGTAGAGCCATAAAATATTTAACGTGGTTATCAACATCAGCAGGGACCTTGATTAAAACCTTAAGGCCCTTGCCGGATGGTGATATGAAAACACAATAAACAAACTCATCACTAATTAACTCTTCTCTATGTTGGTGTAATTTCTTTTGAGTGTCGTAATTGTCGAAGTCTAAACATATTAAGCCACTATGCTCCAGAATGGAGTCATCGTTTCTTTTATTAAACTTTCCACTAAAACATATAGCAGGTAACTCCTGCTTTAGCTCATTAATTCTTTTTTTGTCTTTTTCTGTTCTAATCCTCTTAATAAGATCTTCTGAAGACCCATTACTTATTCTTTCTATAATGTCTTTAACAGGTAGGTGAAAAGGTTGGGTGGTATCCTTTATGTTTTTAAATATGGTGATTTGTGACATACTGTGACGATTTTGTGACGATTTTAAAATTCTTAACTTACTGATTTATAACTTCTTAATACTATTTGTGACGAAAGTGACGACTTCTATAAGAAAAAATAATAAAAAGAATAAGGTGGTATACCCAATTATATTTATTACAAAATATTTCAAAAAAATCGTCATTTCCGTCACATTTATAGTTTTAGAATGTAACTTCCTCAGTTTTCTTGGTAGGTTCAAACGTGTCTAGTTCTACATACTTCTTACCAGACTTTGAGGTGTTAACATTTAAGTTAACCCATCCATTCTTGTCGTTAGACTTAAGGAATGCAATAGCATCCTCAACTTTAACAGACATTGATCCAACAACCCAATCAGGTTGGTTTTCTCGGGTTTTAAAAATAAACCCATCAGCAAACACTTTTTCTTTGCTCATAACTATATATATTCTTCTAGTGTAACTCTTCATAAATGAAGAACTCTTCTATATTCTCAGTGGAATCTTCACTGAAAAAATTATTGTAAATACCCAATGCCTTCTCCACCTTATCTTCTCCGCTGTCAATAAAGTCTTGTGTGGGCTCAAATATTCCAAGCATCTTATTTACTTTATCTATGGCATAAAAGACTACAGGTACTCCAAATAGCTTTTGGTATATGTAAGCTTGACTATCGTAATTATACTTCTTTGCAGAATACTTAAACTTAGATATATCAGACGTTGTTTTGATGTCTATAATTCTATCTGGATGAAGTATATCAGCTTTTCCCTTCCACATAGCTCCTTGTATTTCTCTAATTGCAGGCACTTCGTATCGGTTCTTACTATTGTATATGGCTTCATAAAAACTTAAATTGCTTTTCATTATCTCCACCAACTCATCTAAGTGATCAGCCTCCTGTT